ATATCTGCTGTTTTCATATAGTTATCTACTAATGTTTTTGATAAAACAAAACGTCCACAAGGTGTTTCAACTAATTGTAAAGATTCTCTAGCATCTTTTACAATTAGTTCTTCCATAGCATTAACATGAGGTATTGTATGTTGCAGGATTGTGGATATCAAATTCTTCAAAATACAACACCTCCTTATGTCATTAAGACAACATCTATATTTATCTTATTCTTATCAAACCATATGAATTCTGGACAATATTTATATAACTCGACACGTTCTACTCTAGGTATAGTTTCTAAATTGAAATCATATATAATATCTTCTGCAGGTTCTAATACTTCACAAAATTCTATATCTTCTACAGCATCGTGCAAGAATCTAGAAATCTCGCTTTTATAAACATTAGTGTGATAATTTGCTTTCAATTGAAGAAATGTATAAAGTACATTTTTACATTCCTCTACAATTGTAGGTATGCTAGATTGCGCACGTTTAGGTACATAAATTTTTACTCTAATATCTGGTGTAATGTTTGTACTATAATCATCTTCATATGTTTTAACACTAATTGGGTTATATTTATTTAGTCTCATATTAACAGACTTACCATATGTTTTAGCAAATTTAATATTAACTCTATCTGTTAACATTTTGTACATATAAAAATTATCACGCAATCTTGCTAATGCATTAAACACATATTGATCTAAATATACTATATTTTGATCATAATATGTTTTTTCTATAACAGGTATATTCCAAGCAAAGTATGCAGTATTGACACCTTTGCTAATATTACTATAACAAATTTGTGTCATATCATGATGAAATATTGCGCTCTGTTTATATACAGAATACACTTCACCATCATAACTTAATTCTATTTTAAAGGATATTGCACCCAAAGGTAAAATGTCTGGTGATATTGATGGAGAAATAAACATAACAGAAGAACTAGGTGTGTTGTTGGCATTTGACTCTTGATTATTATCTTCTTGTGTTTCACCATTAAATATCATCGTTTCTGACATATTGATTAATTCATGTTCTATAATTAATTTACATTCGATGTATTGAGATTTATTTTTAGGCATTTTACTTACAGATGTAATAAAAACATAATCCCCATTAACATCTGTTGTTACTACAATGTTGTTTAATCCTAAATGTATAAGAGGTATTAATGGTTCACTTACAATACTAGGTTGGCTGTTAACAATTGTATCTACGGGACGGCGCCCTTCTGTTAATATAGTAATATTACCATTATATACATTATATGTAGCCCAGCTCACACCATTATATATGATTTCCATACTCCATGGTATTTGATCTGTTTCTATTTCACTTAAATTAATATATGGTGTAATGAAAGTAAATGTGTTTTGAGATACACCATTCAATATTGCTTCATGTGTATTACCAGATATATTTACAAGTACTTTTATTCTATCTGCTTCAACATCATTACCAAATGGATCTATTGAATTTACTTTTTCTATAGGTATTGTAAAATAACCTTTATCACTATTAGAAAGAATTTTAAAATTCAACGAAACAAAATTTAAGAAAGAATTTGGGTATACACCAGTACCAATAGCGTAAATATTATCACTTGCAGGTACACCAAATTTATATAGTTCCCATTCTCCTTTATATGTATTATAATGTTCATCATCATAATACAATTCTAAGGTCCATAGAAATCTACCTGTAGGAATAGATAAAGAATCTATAACATCACTGGATATATTAACTGTTACTTTATCTTCGTATACTTTTGTATGCGGTATTAGGATATCATCCAAACCTACTATTTTCAAAACTCCAGAAATCTTACTTCCATTCATTTCAGGTAATTTATATACATCACATATAAAACTAATCTGATTATTAGTTTCTTGTATTTTAGCTTGTATTTGTCTTAAACCCATCAACACATCTTCTATAGAACCCTTACTAAATAATGAAGGTGCTACAGATAGTAGATTTAAACTATATGTATATTTGGCTCTAGGTATATCATATTCATTATCTAATTCTACTCTGAATGGAGATTTGTATATTACATCATTATATTCTAATTCTTCACCTTGTGCAATTATAGGTCTATCTAAATTCAATTCCACAGGAATACTAGCGGCAGGAATAGGTTTGTTTGTATTATCATACATTACAGTAAATAATGTAATATCATTACCCACAATATCTCGTCTATTCAATACTGGAATAGCATTAACATTAGTTAAACCTGTAACACCTTGAAATCCTCTATAATCGTTTTCTGATACTAATCTTTTTGCCGCACTAATATTTTCTCTAGTGTGTCTTTTAATATCTTCTAACGATTCGCTATCCTGACCATTTGTGATTGCTAGTGGATTATAACTTTCTACAATGATTTGTTTTCCACTAATATTATCCACAATACGTTCTGCTAATACAGCAGAATTTGCGACTATATTTCCATTAGTACCTAATGTAGTATAAACAGTAACTAATGAACTTGCACCTGTTTTAGGTAAATATCCATACACACCATTACCAAATTTTATTGATAATGTATTTGTTACTGTATCTATTTTTAACTCATAACACCTATCATCAGATTTAGCTTGATAAATAGATACTAGTTCTTTATACAATTCACCATCAACGTTAATATTTATATTATGTATTTGGCCAGTATATCCAGAAACTATTTCTTCATAAAAAACATATAATGTTGGGTTTTCAAAAGTAAATTCATGATAATAAATATCTATCTGCCATATTTCTACACTAAATACTAAACTCAATACACCTTCTCTTAATTCTATATCATATGGTATATTTTCAACTAAACCTGTTTCTAAATTCTGAACAGTAATATGAATGCCGGAAGAGTCTTTTTCAACATAATAACTATGCTTAACTTTATAAGGTATATTATCTGCAAATACAGCAGAACCTGCTGATATTTTAACTAATAAATCTTCATTGTTTGGAATAGGAATTATTAATGTTAANNGATACAGAAGATGGTAATATTGCTCTATTTAAAAACGCTTCATTATACGCCATAGCATTTTGATACAACGTATCAGAAGTCAGAAATGTCAAAGATTGGATTAAATAACCGAGAAAACCGGATTCGTAGACGTCTAGATTACCCACTTGAAAATAATCTTCAGCTAATGTTACTAATTCTCTTTTTACATCAAAGGGGTCAAAAGATGGTATATACTTAGTTCTTATATTTGTCAAATCAAACACCCCACAAATAAAAAATAGAAGCGCCGTTTAATATTAAACGGCGCTTCGAATGTGTATAATTATTGACCTTGTGTTGCTTCGTTGTACATATTATTGATATGAGAAATAGAATTGCCTCTAAATGTATCTACAAAGTTTTGTGCTGATGTGATAGCATTAGAACCTGTATACATTTGGTCAAAACTAAACTGAATATCATGCTCTACTTTTTCATGTGATGTTTTTTCACTACTAAATGCATCTGTAGGAATTTTAGTAGGGAATACGCCAGTAAACGCGGCCGCAAATTGTACAGTTTTACCATCGAACAATGTGGTCGCGTATAATGCGCGACCTTTAAAGTCTACTTGTGATGTCCCACCGTTATCTGGGTCAGCAATACCATAAATCATATTTCTGAAAATATTAACCCAAGAACCCATGATTTCAAGAATAGGCAAACCTGCAAATTCAATAAACTTACAAGTAAACCTTCTATCATCATATTCTACAGTACCTGGATAAATCCAGTGAGCGTTGTTTGTACCGTTATACTCTATAGTGTTAACAGTGATGCCTGGAATAGTTACACTAAGACAAACGGTGTTTAAAAATTTACCATAACTGCTTTCTAGTTTTTGAGGTAAATAAAAACTAATATAGTGATAACCAGTAGTATATGGATCTATGAATGCACTATTACCACCGAATATTGTACGCAGTGAATCCGGGTGATCGTATTTATTAAATTTGCTATTTAAAAATGGATTAGGCATAAAACCTCAACCTCCTAATATAATTTAAAATCGTTAAAAACTTCTTAACAATTTTAATGAGCAACTAATGTGATGCTAATGACTTCAATAGCACCAGTAACTCTTAAATCTATAACGACTTGGCATCTATTAATTTTCTTATCATAATCATTAGCAAAGACTTTGACGGAATACCACTCTAACGCTCTGCGTGACTGCATATCCCCAAGGAATTTATTAACATTTTCTTTAATAAGACTCCACGAATACTCGTCATTAAATTCATAAATAAAATATTTTAAATTCCATTCGAGTACTCTCTTAATATACAGCAAGCAAAGTACAACATGTATATTTTGTAGTGAACTGGGTCTGCTTTGGCAAGTCCAGTTACCCCAAATAGTATCTCCGCCTTGTGCCCATCTCATAATAGGATTAAGTTGAGATAGTTTAAATTGATCTTTATATCCACCAACTAGCTTATAACGAACATCTTTAATACCGTTACAAGTACCTCTATTTAGACCAGCGAACGGCCACCAAATATCGTAATCTCTTTCAGTCTTAGCAAACGCACGAGCGACGTGATACACAGGAGTCATCCAAATATATTGACCTGTAAATGTATCATATACTTTCGTATACATTTCATATAGTGCCGCTTGATATGTTTGATAATTATGTGTATTAGTTCTTGTTGTAAGAGCAGTTTGTGGTCTGCTATTATCACCGTTGTCTAAGAATGCGAAGCAGTCTGTTCTAGATTCGCAAAGGTCTACGATTCTATCTTTAACTGGTGTAGGATAACCGGCATCGAAAACAACGCTGAACATTAAGCAATCCGGATCGACAACTTCTTCATTTGTTTCGCTTGTCATTGGATTAACAGTTAAACCAACATACGCATTAGCTAAATCATTTTGCATAACGGTCCAATTAAGTTTGCCGTATGCGTCATACATAGAACCATCTGTACCACCGGCAAGCGGAATCCATGTACTAAACGGTAGTTCGAAATGCCATGTGTCTCCGGCTAATGGGTCTACTCTATCACTAACAGATGCACGGACATATTCGCTGTATCTTTCAAGTACGTTTTCTACAAACATACTTTCTCCGCTTACGTCTTTTGCTTCTCTATTAAAAGAAATAGTAAAAGACTCAATAAGAGCAGGTACATTTACATTATCAATAGCCTGATAAACGTCGATAATATATGCATTTTCATATGTTAATGCAGGTGTCACTTTTAAAGAAATATTATTATACCATGAACCTCTACCAACAGGATAGAATATTACGTCTGCGTCATTATTTAAAAGCATTGTATCTATAATAGATTTAGCAACAGATGGTGAAGAAGGTACAACGTGTGTTAATACATCTTCATCTGTACCATCACTATCTAAATCTGCTGTGTCGTGTTTTAAACAAAGAACAGAATATGTTGCGTCTGAAGGGGTTACACGCATGGTATAAAGATTTCCTAAAATACCCAAATACTGCATAGCAACATACCAACCCTGCCCATACTTTGCCGGATCTCCCTTACCGTATGTTGCAATTAAATCTTGCGGTCCTGTGGTCATACGAACCATATTGTCTGGGCCTTTTTCTGCAAACATACAAATAAAGCCTATAGCACCCGGTAATGGTTGAACATAGAAGGACTCGTCCCTAATAGTTGTGTAAACGCCTGGGAAAATATTGTACGCCATTTGTATCTACCTCCGAATATAATTTGAGTTGCTCTCGAAGATAATACAAATAATTGTAATAATGTTTTTATCCTAGTAATGAGATGCCCCTAGCACTAATTTTTTGCCAATCTTCATGTCCGGCAACTTTACCGTCTATGTAGACACCAAATAAACTTTGTGCTAGTGGTTCTGATGTCACAAATAATTCTCTAAAAATAGGTGTTGGAAACCTATATGAAACTACATCCGATGTATTAATTACATCATATGCATTTTGTAAAGCATCGAATTTTAAAATTTCTATTTCATTCTCATCTAATATATCTTGTGATAAATTAACTATTCTTTTATTTTGATTATAAAATAACATTTTCAATGTTTTATTAAACTCTATAAACCATTTGTGGTATATATCCAATGATGGTTGATCTAATCCCATTTGCGCTAGCTTTGGTTCTATTTCTAACTTATTGTAATTAGAAAATGTACCCAATATTTTATTAATTCTATCTTCTGTAAATGTTAAATTTCTATACATAGGCATTTCAAATTGTTCGAATATTAACCACATGTATGGATAGTATAACAGCAGGGCGGCTTGCCGTGGCATTGTTGTTAACTGTCCGCTATAGTAATATATGTTTCTATATAAAAATTCTATATACCATCTTTTAGTAGAAGCGTTTTTAATAAGTTCGCCTCTATTAAATCTATTATAGATGTGTATACCATAATATAATATAGCACCGATGAACAATCCTAAATTACTTTTAGATAAACCCTTAATATAAGATTTATCTGACATCAAACCTGTTTTATTTTTTAAATAATTAATAAGTCTAGTTATCGTATTACTTTGTAATAACGATTCTATTGTCACGGCATTAAGTAATATTTTATTACTATCTATATCATAAAAAACTCCAAATGGTGCTGTTTTTAATGAAAATGAATCTACTACAATATTACCTTCCACCAATTGTCCTTCTATAACGTCAACTAATACAGGTAAAATTATATCATGCTCAGACATACTTCTGAGAAGTGTAACAAATCGTTTTAAATTTATACTCATATTTAACACTCCTCAACCGATTAGTTCATAAATAACCATCAGTGTATTTTCTAATGTTTGGAAGTATTTATCTCTATCTAAAGAGTTTTGTAATTCAGACAAATCTTCTATATCCTCATTTGTATTGGACGGAATAGAAACGTCTGAAGATTTTAACAACAATTCTATCTTATCACCATCATCTGTTTTAAAACACCAATCTAAAATATGAATTTTGGGGGAATATAAAAAATCTTCTATACATTGATCGCGTTCTGTATTGACTTTACAAGCAACTATATTTTCAAGTGTTTTATAAAAGATGTTAGGTGAATTCTTACCCAATCCTTTAATAGTAGGTATACTTTTGTTTTCATTCAAACCAATCATAATTGGGTTATTCCAAATAATCCATTTATATCTTTTAATTGTTAATTGACCATATACATCGAATATAGGTAACTCTTTTAATGGAGTAACAACATACGCACCATCTACTTCAGTTTTAAGTATATCGCCCAGCTGACAACATAGATATAACACATCTTCGTATACTGTACGTCTTAGTTCTGCTAGTTTATGTTTACCTATAAAGTTAACAATAATGTTTGTTAATGTATAATTATATAAAAATTTTTTAGCAGATGTAGGTAAATATAATCTAGATGCTTTTTCAAAAAACGTTTGTATTACTGCTAATTGCTCTTTACTTAATACCTTTTTAATATAATTTGTAAACGCTCTCTGGAAGTCTATCTTCAGTACATTAAAATATACACCATCGTCATTATTAATAAGAGGTGTTTTAAACATACTGTTTTCTTCATCCATAATCACAGGTTTATTGGTTTGAATATAATTCCACAAATCGTTATAGTATATATTGTAGTCGTCTAACATTTTAACCGCAACAAATTTATCTAAATTCCAATTATAATAGTAAGATAAATCACTATACATACTTGCGTTACACACAAGTTTTGTGGTATTGCATAGCTCGCGCAATAATTTATAAATATTAATAATACGAGCCTCCTTTAATCATATTAGATCTTCAACAGAAGAAAAGACATCCGTGTCATAATTACTATTGCTCCTAGATTTGTTCTGTTTAAATTTCTGGTATAGTTCCAAATCTTCATGAAGCTGTTTATTTGCGCCATACATCATTTCATATGTATGTAAATCCATATTTATAGCTTCATTTGTATCTGATTCTACCATAGTAACAGAACCATTTAAATCTATTTCATCATAATTTTGTATCCTCGAACCCATACCAAAATAAGCCGTTAAATCATAATATGTTTTAGCGTACTTGACCCAACCTAAAGCAAAACATAAATCGTCTGGTTGGCCTTCTATTCTACCTGAAGATTTTCTTTCTAAGCCTGCGGCTTCCATTCTTAAATTATATGATAAAATATTTTCATGTTCCGTATTAAATACATTGAATATTTGTTCCACTACTAAATTTCTAATAGATCCGGTAGAATGTATACCTAATTTAGCATTTCTTTCTGTAGCATTTTTATCATCTTTTAAAATAATATGTAAATATTTATCTTGTAATTCTTCTATGGTTTGATTCCCCACACCATTTCTTTCAATAACTAATACTTTATTAGGTAACAAATCTATAACAAGTGGAATATAATAATTACAAAATTGTTTAACTGTACATTTAACCTTGCATTCCGCTATTTGCACACCAGTTTCATAACATTCGACATATACTGTGGAAAAGTCTGTACCGTGCTCTGTAGCCGTATCTATGCCGACAATATAGCGATATTTTGGTGAAGGTATATCCCACCAATATATATAACCATCTGCATAATTAAATTTACGCATAGGTTCTTTTGCTTTTTGAGCATCTTGAATAAGTTCCATTATTTTTTGCTCAAATATACTATCGTCACTACCAATAAACATTAAATTATATTCTTGTTGTACTTTTTGATTTGGTGATTCTGCTGTACAATGGTTTTCTTTACAACGTTCTGAAAACCATTTAGCATCATATCCAGGACATTCCCACCAATAAATAGATACATAATGATATATACTATTTGGATTAGTAGATGCATCCATAACCATATTATAATAACCTTCACCAGTACCTTTGCGTCCGTTGGGGGTGGATGTGAAAATTATACCATAAGGTATATCATATTTTTTAGCATTTAAGAATGTTCTAGATGTTGTCGGTAGTATAGACGCCATGTGCGCTTCTAAAGGCATAAATGCGGCCTCGTCAACCCACACAAACATGGGTCTCCTACCTCTACCTTTAGCAGACTTTTTATCTTTAGGTTTATTACTTGCTTGCAAAACAAATTGAGATCCATTAGTAAACTTAAAACCTTCTTGTTTATTATCAATATCAAATTGAGGTTTTAGCCAATACGGCAAATTATCTATAATACTTCTAATTTCATTAATCGTTTGTTTACCTTGCGGTAAATCTCTATTCAAATGTAATATAACATAATTAGGATTAAACAACATAAGCCAAACACATACAGCTTCTATTATTTGTGTTTTACCACATTGTCTTGAAGCCATTAACACTAATCCATTTTTTTCTTTATTTGTCCAAATATCGTTCAATGCGTCTGTTATTTTTCTTTGTGGTTTCCACAACTTTAGAGGTGTCATTAAATCTGTTCCGGGAACAGGTACTAAAGCATAATGACCTAAAAAATATTCCACACTTTGAGCACACTTAGTATATTCCTCTACAATTTGTTGTGGTGTTAATTCAGAAACCTTACTAGTTGTATTTAGTGTTTGCTTTTTAGGTCTAGCCATAATAATAACCTCTTTTATATGAAGATGGTGTTTAACATTTTTATATATTCTGGTTTCTGATTATTGACAAATGCTGAAATGCATACTATTTCACTAGGGAATAGTATTTCTTGATATAGCTTAAACACATTTGGTAAATGTATACCTATATCTTTATAAGATCGATGAAATACTTCTGCTAAATATAATTCGGATTCTGCTTTAAATTCTTCTTCTGTATAAACATTTAAAAATAAAGTATACACTAAGTATGTAAGTTTATTATGTAGCTTATCCAATGTTTTATACATAGTTGACAATTTTTTATAATTACGAACACTTTCCATTTCCAATAAAGATTCCGCATATATTTTTGTATATTCTAATAGTACTTTATCCGGCACATTTAGATTATACTCGTTATTAAGATTTTTAAAAAACGCTTTATAAAAAGGAAATATATAAGAAGACCAAAATATACTTTTAAAAGATTTAGGTTGCGTTTTAGCATATAGATGACACATTTCATGCAATAGTACATATAACAATTTATCAGAATGAATTTTATAATCTTTTAACTTACTAGACTTAATAAATACAAACAATTTATCTTTTCTTGGTATGTATACACCGCCTATACTTAATGCATCCAAAGAAGAATTATTTGTTAAATAATAATATAACTTATTTACATATGGTTCCAATGCACCAATACCAGAAAAAGGTAATAATAAAGAACTTGCCATATACTGTAATTTTCCTATAAACTCATTGGCTGTGCATTCCGCCAAGAATACTTTGTTTACTTGTACACCTCGTCCTAAAGCATTAAATAATGCTTTTAAATATTTCTGATTCTCTATATTGTTATGTTCTTTTAACTTATCTATATATTCGAATGTTTCTTCTTTTGAAAATTCTCTATAATATTCATCTAATTCACTATCGAATATATCTTCTAATAATATGTTAGACATATTACTACACCTCCACATTCCTCGTAGACGCTGTTTTTAATGTCACATCTACTGTACCCCTCCATTGTTTTTCTTGATTTTGACTAATATTAAAAGATAGACCAGAAACATAGTAAGTAACATCTAAATCCGAATGCATGACGTGTTTAGATTCTACTTTTACTTTTCTACCTATAAACCAATGATTGAATCTAAATGGATCTGGTATAGATATTTTTGTAGGTTTTACAGTATTAACTAAAATAGAAGATAAGTTTTCAAGTATAGGTAATGTGCTTGATTTATTAGACATAAATGTCATATTAGGTTGTATATATTTATCAAAATATGTATCATATAATGCTGTAGTTTGTACTGTATTTTCGGATCTAAGATGTTTTATAGTATCCAATTCTTCTATAGAAAATAATGTGTCTACTTCATTTTTAATCATAGTAATCTTTTTAGGAATTTTTGTTGTTATTCTGTTTATAGCATTTTGAAAACTAGGTAAACTATAAACTGCATATTTCAATTCATCTATTTTGATTTTATGTTCTTTTGATTCTTCCCGTAAGTATAATGTGATGGGTTGGTCTTTAACTTCGTTGACGGATTTTATGTTAAAAGATTTCAAATCCGTATACATTAAAGGTATATTGCTGTAAAATCCATAATATTGTGATATATACCTTAACAATGTTGAAAAAGAGTCATTAGGTAAAAAGATATTTTCATAGGTTTCTTTTTCATCAAAATTACCTAAGTTTAATTGTAATCCATTACTAACTTTAGGCCATAATGATTGAATTACTTGTTTTATGGTTTTAGAATGAAATAAACCACCTGTATGTGTATTAGCCATAGAATATGCATTTTGTAATAAATATGTGTGTGTTATCAATTCTCTATCTACACGACTAGGTTGGTTAGGCTCTCTTTTTACTATACTTGCTTTATTAGAGAAACTTAAAAATGTTCCCGTTATATATGTCTTATCATCCGCTTTACCATTACGTTCAACAATAGTTAACTCTACTGTATATGGTTTAAATAATTGACTAACTAAACTACTCTCTACATAAAAAGTCATTTCTAATGATGGTACTAATATACCATCACCCATATTTATTTTAACAGAATTTATTTCTCTATCTAATTTCAATTCCTTGTTTTGAAATTTTAATGTAGCATCTACATTAAAACCTAACTGATTCATAATTACCACCCCGGTGGTAGATCATTATTTGTTTGTATAGGTAAAGTATTATTAGTTAATTCGAGCACATATTTATTTAATGATTTAGATACTATGACAACAGAAGCAGGTCTAACAGATAATATACGTTGACTAAATATTTCTGAAGGTAATTTACATGAAGCTAACATACTTGCAAAATTTAAACCATTCCCTAAAGAACTTAACAATGTGGATGAAAACATTTTTGATACTTTAGTTCTAAAATCCGATAATGTGATATTTGGAAAAATATCCATTTGATCTAATATGCTAAATAATGATGTGAAATCATATACTTCCTGTTCTTTAGGTAAATTATCTATATTGAATCTTGCTGTGGGTACTTTTTTCTTTGTCTTTTCATCTTCCTTAATAAAGAACCTTTGAGTTGCTACAGTAACAAGAGCATTAAGATTACCAGATACTCTTACATAAGAAGACGCAACAAGTTTACAAACTAAGTAATACATATTTGCAATGTCTTGATCGGATATAGTGCTAATATCTATATCTTTAATATAGCATCTAATGATAAGTGAATATAAGAAACCACACATAGCATTAAATGTATCCGATAATACTTGTTCATCTTTCATATTGTTAAATAATATTTTGTTAATACCATATACAACACAAGCAGAAAAAGCAGTATAGTCTGATATACCTATATTATTTGTTTTTAAATCCAATCTTGCTGTAGCTAAATCCATATTTAAACATATACCATTTCTATTATTAGAAGAAAAAATAATAGATGGAACTGTTAATAAAGAAGCGGGGAACCTAACCAAATATACATTATTCCAATTTATCAATCTTAAATAAAGAGACGAAATGTAACTAGAAATAACTGTTTCTACACGTTCGCCTTTAAATTCTCTATGCTGTTGCATTAAAGGTATAGATTGACTAGGTGGTGATTGTAATACAGGGATAGTTACTGGATATATATCAACAGGTGAAATAGATAATCCATCATACATAATCTACACCTTCTTTCGCTTTTCATATTTATCTAATAGTGTAACTAAATTAGTTACAAACTTTTCTCCAAATTCAGACACCAATAATTGATAAAATGGTGTATCTTGTATATCTGTAAAATTTGCTGTGGGTATTTTTATATTAAGCCAATCATCGACTGCTTGTTGTGGATCTTCACTATTGTTTTCCATCTTATCTACAAGTTCTTCGTATGTTTTTACATTTTCCACTTTTCTTAAAGTTCTTGGAGATTTCTTATTTTTATTTAACAAAAATTCATTGACTTGGTCTTGAGTTAATAATAAAATATTTTTTAATTTTTCAATTGTAAAATCTGCATTACTAGAAAGCCTATTTAAAAATAAAACAAATTGATATAACAAAACATTACTGTATCTTAAGTTAGAAATAATGGGTGATTGATAATTAGCTTCTGATTCAAATTTTAAAATATCTGCTTTATTTATCATTTCTGTTAAGCGAACCATTAAATGATCCGCAGATATATCTGGTACAATTAATTCATTGTATTCTCCAGCATATACATAATCGTATTCACCAACAGAATCCGTCTTAGCATTAAATTTATGATAATTAAGTACATTACCCATACGGAAATCTGTATGTTCTTTAACATGTTCTCTTATATCTGGAGATCTCCACATATACCCCGCACCTCCAAAAAAATAAAAGCTGGATGACTAAAAATAAGCCATCCAGCTTTTAATACGTTTATGCATTGAATATTAAAATCTTGTGTTGTGTAACACCAGCCAAAATAGGCTTCAATGCTTTAGCGATAATACATCCAGGTTCAACTGTTTCCATATCCTTATAAAGTTTTAATCTACCTTCTTTACCGGATACTAATAACGAACCTGCGGGTCTATCTATTTCAGACTCTATTAAAACTTCTGGAATCTGACCCAAAAGTGCTACTGGTAATCGACCTTTTTCAAATTCTTCTTCAAATTCCGTAGTACCACCTAATGTTAAACCGGGTGAATAAGAAACAAAACCTATAACATTTGGATCTGCTTCTTTATAACTAACAACTGCTTTTCCTTCATCGTTTAATACAATACATTGACCTTGTCTAGGCATTACTTTTAAATCATGTTCAAAAAACTCAATGATGTCTGAATTATATACAGCACCCACTAGACCGTATCTATTCACATATGCTATTTCAGAGTCATTAAAGAAGAACGAAATACGCATATTATTAACATCGCCGGCTGTATTATCTAAAGGTCCACAAGCTAAATTTATTCTATGTATAGATCTTAAATACGCAACATCTAAATTATTTTGTATTGCTGTATATAATTGCCCCGCAGCATACACAGCAGTTCTTGTATTAGACAGATTTAATGCATTAGGTGCTTTTAATGTCATATATCCATTTAAAACACCGCCGGTTAGTGGATAGAATACATCCGTATGTTGAGCATCGTGACTAGCAATTTGTGTATCTACATACCCTTTAGTTGCTGAATGTAATGCACTCGTTGGATTTGCGTGTAATGTTAAAAAGCCCGTCATTGTCGATCCAGCTAATCTTACAAACCTATCATCATGTTCAGCATCGTGATTTGCTGTTTTTGTATCTACATATTGTTTTGTAGCCGCACCTAATGCATCAGACGGATCTGCATGTAATACTAATGCACCAGTCATTGTTCCGCCAGCTTTTGGTAAATATGTATTAGTACCAACACTTATAGCATAATCTCGTTGAGCATCAACATACGCTTTTCTAGCGGCGTGTCCAACAGCCGTCGGGTCACCAACTAAAGTAAGTTGACCCGTCATTGTCGATCCAGCTAATCTTACAAACCTATCATCGTGTTGTGAGTCGTGGTTTGAAATATTAGTATCTACATATTGTTTGCATATAACTTCTGTGGCTAAAGTAGGTGTAGGATTTGCTACTAGTAATGGTCCTTCTAATGTGTCTCCAGCTTTTTTAACAAATGTTGCTGTTGCCCATTCTGGTATAACATCATCTGCTGCTCTTCCATCATCGAAATTAGCTTCATTAGAAATCCAAGTATTCCATGCAGATAACGTTGGTACTAAAGACCAGTTACTAATATGGAATGTATATAAAATTAAATGTCTAGTAGGATCATACTCTTCTGTTCTAATAGATTTAAGACTAGCTACAGGAACAGGTTGTATTTTTTGATATTTATAATTTAAAACAACATGTATAGTTCTTTCTGTAATTGGGCATGAAAACAATTCGATGGTAGAATTTTGCAACATTTCGATAACAATATATGATACTACACCAACACCACTTGTAAAGTGTGCTATCATTTTATTGTTTACAGAATCTCTTTCATAAGAGATATCAAAACCTCTAATATACGCTTTATTATTGCCTAAAATTTTTAATAATTTATTATGGTTATCAGAATCTACAGGAGAAAAGGGATCTATATTTCTCTCCTGTATGGCATTCCAATCAAGTGTAATCTGATATGCCATTTCTCTTTCCTCCTGCCGTTAAAATATAAAGTACCATTCAATAAGTAATTCTACTAAATTACTTTTAGGAATTGTCGGGAATGTTACATGCGAAAACATTGTAAAATTTGTTTCAGTAGTTTCTGAAGAAGGTGATATAAATAAACCAGCTTCATTAATATATTGACCAGCACAATCTTCGTAACCTAAAGTCATAGTAACTTTAGTAGTTAATGCGGACTCAAAAGATACACCATCTATCATCTTTTTAATATTGTTATTGTTATATCTAGAACCACCTGTAGAATTTAATGTTAATGGATTAAACAATTCTATATCGTTATCTGTTGGCCAAATAGGTTGGAATGGGTTGTCCATAGACGCACCACCACTACCTACAGAAAACCAATTCGGCAACCATTCGTGCTGTTGTGTTTGAAGATCGAACGGCAAACCAAACATTCGTTGCATAAGCCAGTGACGACCAGATATAACAATATGGTTACTAGTATCTACTAATAATTTATTATTTTTATGAATCTTTACTCTACCCTTACAAAATGTTGTAGCGTCTGCATTTTTAATCATTTCTGTAATTCTGTGTCGCTGTATCATAATATATGACCCTCCTAATGAGTGATATCAAACTGGGGAAATACTTTTTGTCTAATTGTAAAATTAGCAACTAGACTTGTAAAGGAAGCACCTACAGGTAAATAAACAGCAGGCCAAAAATAACCCATTTTAAATGCAGGTGTGATTATATTAGCTAATTCTTGTTTTGTCATCATACCTAAAACATTGACTCCAAAACCTTCCCCAGTATTTGTTCCTCGTAATTTTAGAATACCAAATTCATCATAATACGCAGACACAGGCAAACTTATTCTATTCCAACCTTCTCTATAAACCCACCATTCACCGCGTCCTATATCTTTAAGTAAATCATAATTTTGAACAGTCGCACCTGTATCAAAATAATATTTTGTAAATCTGGGTTTTACAAAATATCTAAAATTAAAAGCAAACCTAACCACATCATCACAATTTGCAACTATAGAATGTAATAATGCTTTTGTTGTTGGTATAGAACCATCTTCTATTTCTTTAGTTTCTGTTTCAAATCTTATAGGTTTATTAGCAATAACAATAATATCCCTATCCCACGTATTTGTTACAACACCTGTTTGATTATCCCACGTCATAGAACCCAAATCATTGTCTTGAGCCATGGCAGGAATCCAAAATTGCCAATCTAATTTTGTATGACCCGTAAATGTATAAGATTTAGGTCCTTGTGTATATATCTGATATTCGTTATGTATCATATACACATTGTTTTCTACATTAGAATCATATCTAAATGCTGTATTATCTATTCTTAAACCGAATTTTATAGTTTCTAAAATGTTTTGATTTACATCCATTAATATTTTTTCACGTATATTATGCAAATTATCATATGTTGTAGGTGTGCTTTGTTCTGCATCAAATACTTTATTTACAACGCTTTCTATCAACTGTCTTTTAAATGTTGTTCTAAATTCGTTACCAACCATTACTGAATCGAATATATCATCACCAAATCTAAGTATAGGTGCTTTTTCTAATAACTTAGCATGGTATGGTTTTAAGAAATTCATAATAACTCTAATATACGCATTAAATAAATAACCTATAGTTGCATATAATTTGAGCGGAAATATTTGTTTAGTATAAGAATACAACACTTGTTCGAATACAGTTAAAAATCTTGTAAAGAATTTATTAGCAATCACCATAGATTCATTAAAATTAAAAATATTATTATTTAATGAAACTGGTGTGAGATCAAATATATATCGTCTACCAGATAAATCTATATCCAATCTTTCATATGTTACAGCCTTATCTATTTCTTCTAAGTTCTTTAAAATCCAATTATAAAATAACGGATTGATAGTTCTTAACAATTCATATGTATATGGTTCTTCTACTTGAAATCTTTGTTCATAATTTTCTGCATAATTTCTATAAAATAATTTTTGTATCGTTTCCATACGTGTCCATTTATCTTCGTAACTTACTGTAGGTGCTGATAATTGATCAAATAACTTTAATGCTATGGGTATATCTATAGTTGGATCCGTTACTTCCCTATTCCAACCTATTAAAGATGTACCTACAACATTTTCTAAATCTGGTGGATAAATACCAAATAACTTATCAAACACCATCCATGTACCCAAACACGCTTCTTCAAATGTAATATGTTCACCATACCCCTGTATAGTTAAAATATTTACATTTTTACCACTATTTTTTAAATTATTATGATGTTGTCTAACAATATCTAATGCTATAGATGTTTGTGTTGTTATCTTTGTACTTAAAAATGTAGATATACTAAAATAAGATGTTTGGGATGGTAAATAGCTCATACTATACACCACCCGTCATAGAATCATAAATCATATCTAAATCTTCTTCATCTAACCACCACATCGGATCATCTATATCACTAACTTTAAAATCATCTACTTTAAAATCCCACTTTCTAGCGGCGTTAGAAACGTATATAGGTATAGGTACTAATACCCATTCATCTTCTTTTTTATTAATCTCGTATTCATCTATTCTATAATGTGTAAATCCTAAATGATTCAACATCATAGATAAAATGTATGGGGTTCCTTTTCGTCTAAGATAGTAATAGATGTTGCGTGCTATTTCTCTATTAACATCATCATCAAATATAGGAAACAAATCATAACCATATGAATCCAAAAAGGTTTCGACTATATCTTTATTCTGCATACTTATATCTGTTATATGTAATCTACCCATTATTAACGTATCAAATACGGCATATAATTTAACAATCATACCAATAAAATTGTCATATGTTGTACTACCAGAATATACATCTTGATAAATTATAGCTTGCACATGCTTAAATACTTTTTCATAAGATTCTTTATATCTAGTTTTAATAACTGGGTCATTTAATTCTGAGAAGTCGTCTTTAATAGCACAACTTAATAACAATTTAAACATCGATATAGGTATGTTTAATTTCTTTAACCTATCTTCCAATTTCTTTAAAGTAATTTCAGATAAACTTATATTATCTTCATTAATCATAATAAGGATATCCCACCTTTATTGAGAAGGCTTATAAGTTTATTGGATATGATACAATATTCTATAACACCTTCAAACATATTAGTAGCTGTTTTACTTTCTGAAATATACGTATATTCGTTTGTATATATAAATTGTATCCATTCATCTATTAAATTTGTAAAAACATCGTCACTAAGTTTAATATATGTTTCCATGTACGTTTCGTTGTTATTTCTTAAAAAATCTAATAACAATAATGCTCTATCTTCAACTAAAGCATTATCTACAAGATCGTTTATATGATTAGACCCAGAAGCGTCTGTTATATATTCTTTATAATTAATATAAATGTTTGCTCTTGGGTTAATTTTCTCCGTTTGTAAAGTAAATGTAAATATAGGCTCTTCTGTTGTATCATACACTTTAGGTAAACATAATAACATTAATACGCTTTTAGGATCTATATTAGCATTACTATAATTATGCGACATAAATAATGTACCTACGGGTGTTAAAGACTCCAGCGTGTTTAATATATTTTCTAATTCTGGAAAACAATTTTTATTTAACACGTGATATGCTAAGTTGTGATTATAGCAAGATTTACTGTTCAAGAAATGTACTAAATCAGTAAATCTAGACATAAGATAAATAAAATTAGTCGCATCTTCTACACTATAAATACTTTTATTATATTCAACATACATATATTCGGAATCTATTTGATCTTCGAAACCTTCTCTTAATCTTGTTTGTCTAATACTGCATCTATGATAAGGTTTATCTAACGGTCCAGAAAACTCCACGTTAGTAACTTCCCAAATAATATAATCCCCATCAATTTCAAAATATGCAATATCACCAACATGAGGAACTATATTAACAGAACTATCGATAGTAAATGCTGTAATTGTATTATAAGAAAAAGATACACCACGTTCCGCCGCATCCATAGATGGTAAAACTTGCTGTATTGTTGTTAATGGTAACATATGAATCTTCTTATATTTACGTCCAGAAAATTCACCTGTCTTATGATATGTTTGTAAATAGTGTGGATCATATTGTGTTGTATCTTGATTTAACTGATAATATGTAGAGTACACTATATTATTTACTTTAGAATAATAATCATGTACCAATCTCTTGTATTCTTCAACATAATCCGTTATCCTTATAATGGGTTGCATAATTAACCCACCTGCCAATACTTATCGCGTTTGTTAGTTTTAAGTTGGTATATATTCAAATCCATTAAAGATGTATTAGCACCTACTTCAAATGTATGTGTATAATCTAATCTGTTGAATGTAAAAGAGATTTCTATTTTAACAGTAGGTGTATTATTTGTTTGCATATCATCTACTTTAGTAACTGTTAATTTTTGAACTGTTATTCTAGGTTCCCATAAATTTATAGCATTTTCTAAATCAGATTTAATATTCTCTAATGTTTTATCATCCAATATATCCCATATATATTCTTTCAATTTACAACCAAACGAAGGTTGCCATATTCTACTTTCAACTTTAGTATTAAAAATAACAAACAACGATTGAATAATAACTTCTAAATCTTCGGATAGATAAAAATCTCCAGTAGAAGAGATTTCAGGCAAACAACCAACTAACATGTTTTGCATGTTTATCTCTCCTTTAATCTATATGATCTATATTTTCTGTTAATTTAGATGTTAAATATTTTTCCATATCTTCTTGTTTTAATTCTCGTATATCTACATTGTAATATTTACACATATCGAATATCACATTACCTATATTTGTATTTGTACTTGTTTTTAAAAAAATTTTAAACAAATTTAACAACGTATTTATTTTAAGATTTTCCAAAACAAACCACCACACAAAAATTTAAATAAAAAGTACCCCCCACTTAATTTTAAGTGAAGGGTACTATTCTATTTATACTTGTTCAATTTAGATTGTGAAGAAGATTTATTATTCATTTCAGCTTTATTTTTATTCATTTCTTCTTCAATTTTCTTTTGTTTTTCTTCTTCATATTTGATACGCCATGTTAGGATTTTATTGAATTGTGGTAACGGCATTTGTTGGCATGTTACCCAAGATTCACCATTAAACAATGTTGTATATAATCCTATACGCTCTATTTGTGATTTTTTAAATTCGTACTGTAATTTATCGTTATTGTGATAGACGAAAAAGCTCGTTGATCATGCTTATATACATGTCGCTCCTATTTCCACAATGGGGGCACACAGTGCCTACTACGATCTTTAAACCGTATTCTCCAAAGTTTTCTTTCCAAGCACTATAAATTGTTTTTCTATCACGAGGTGACATATTACGCATGTATGAATAAATTTCAAAAATATTATTAACAGCTAACATTTTTACTTCATCTGGTTTCTTTGGATCTACTACCGCTGGTATGTTTAATTGTTTAACAACCAAATAGTCGTCTGCCTTACGTAATACATCCGGAGACACACCACGGCTATTTGCAAACACATATTCGTCCCAAAGCGTAGGCATCTGTAATTGAACTGTATATTTACTTACAGGTAATGTAACGTCTACTTTTTTCTTTAAAATAGGTTCTTTATCTTCATATAATTTAATATCCACGTTTTGTGTAAGGCTTGCTTTTTCTGTAAAGTTTTTAGAACAAGCGTTACATGTAACATTAAAATCTTGTTCCTCTCCATAAGACGAAACAATAAGTCCATAAATAAGTGCTTCTCTATCTGCTAATGTTAAATTTTTCATAAAACCATCTACAGTATCAAATGGCGCTTCTCGGGAATCTAAACAATCATAAACTGTTTTATTAATCAAATCTAACATCTTTGTAGTAGAAAGAGAAGAACTTTTTAGTGCTTCTTCTTGTTGCACCAACATCGATTTAATCAATAGTCTATGTTGAGTGTGTGGTGTAATAACTTCCCATTTTGGTAATTCAAATGATTGAAATGTAGGCATATCCTTAGCAATCATAATAAAAACACCCTCCTAAAAATATAATTTAAATTATAGCAACTATCAACAAGATGTTGCTGTAACCCGTGCTTTAACTGTTTCTGTTGTTGATGGATTAACTAATTTAATATATGCGTGTATATCCCAATTTAACAATTCATGAAAATATGTTATGTTATCTATTATTAGTGGTATTGCTGTGGAATCCATATCAATAAATAATTCATATGCCTTATCTATAAATATTACAGATAAATAATATAAATTATTAGACGTTGGGTGTGGTATAGCAATTTCTAATTCCTGCTCTGGTGTTAATTCTATATCTTCACACATTAATACGGATTTTTTAACATATGGTTCATGACTATCTAATATTAAATTTGGATCGTTAACATATACTGTAGTTTCAACAGAACCACCTGGCGGGATATAATGTCCTAATACATATTTTTTTCTTGCAGACGTATTTATATATTTTGGCAAAATCTTACACCTCCTAAAAAAAATAATAATACACAATATCTATTATTTGTTCTTTTCGAAACAACAATAAAAATAGAGTGCGCCTAAAAATAGGCGCACTCTAAAGTACATTTGTTACAGATTAGTCAACGATACGGATGATTCCAACACCCTCACGCCTCACAAAGCGAGATGCATATCTGCTAAGGAAGGACATGGAAGGCTTACGGCCAAGGGGCCAAGGAGTAATTGTAAGAGGCCTATAAGGCGCAAATACAAAGACTGCATTGTCAGGATTATCCGGCTGAAGAAGAACAGGCATATGACCCTGAGGAATAAGTGGGCTGGAAAGAATTTTCCAAGAATCATCAAGTGTTCCCACAAAAGGAGACTCACCAAATTCTCCACCCTTAACATCGCCCTTGAATCTGTAGTCGCCAACAGACTTAATAAGAGCAACATCAATAGGATTGCACAAAACAACGTTTGCTGTACCGATATTGGTGTCTGTATAGATTTTTGCGGAAATGTCGTTAAGGTTAAGAACAATCTGACTAATCCATTCTTTCTTACCCCATGCGAAGTTGCCTTGAGGTGTCTTGGAGAAGGTAAACCTATCACCAACAATACCAGTACCGCAAGAAGTAGGATTGAACCTACGAGTCTCGTTCATAATTTTATGAAGGAGTCTACGGTCGATGTCCATAGCAACTGTCTTACCAAAAGTATCAACAAGCTGTGCCTGTACATCGAGGTATGTCAATAGGTAATCCCGCTACTTTCGTATTAGGATTTTCCCCTGACCTACACCGTACATGCGACTTTCACCGCATACGGCGTGCCATCATATAACAATTCCAAAACAATTAATACTTTCTCTCATTGAGATAGCTAAACTATGTGTGAAGCTCCTTAGTGTATTTCCTATGAGCTTCTTCGCATATTGTTGTTAAATTTTCCAATTCATTAAGTCCCCCATCTTTTAATGGGACTATATGATGAACTTGGAATTCATCCAACTCAACGAACTTCTTAGTGAAAGAACATCTACCTTTGTCTCTTTTGTAGACTTGATATCTTAAAGCAGTCCATTCATCAGTAATTTTATCAAATAATATTTGTTCATTTTTCTTTAACTGATTAGTTTCCTTCCCCGTTTTGTGCATAGGTTTCTTGTGTGTAGCATATAGTGGATATATGTTAACGTCGCTGATCCACATGTTAGTTAAACTTGTATCTTTTAGGGATGGGAATTTTAGTTTGGATGCTTTAGATCTTTCTTTCCTAAGACGACACTTCTTCTTTAGCTGATGCCATAATTGAAAGCACAGACGATTTAAATTTCTATTAACCTCAGTGGCCATTCTATAATAATTAATTGTTCCAAGTATCATAGAATTGTAGACAATAGCTTCTCTTGGATTAGGATTTTTGATTATTTGTTTAGCTTTTGTTACAAGTTTTTGTTTCACCTTATCCAATGATTTCTCTGCCACATTTGATGTTACTACATACCTACCCTCTTTTGATTTTGCTTTAATTCTGAATCCCAGGAACTTCATTGACTTTTTATGTAAATTGACAATTCTACTTTTCTGTTCATTGACATTTAGTTTTAATTCTTTTTCAATATAGTTTCTAGTTATCTTATAAACCTTATCCGCTGTTTGCCTGTCCGGGCAAAATATTACAAAATCATCCGCGTATCTGACTATATATTGTTCTAGTCGTTTACTATATTTCCTAAGTGATTGTATTTTGTTTCCTTGTCCATGTCCAACGCTTTCTGCGTAAGGGTATTTAGTTTTTGCTGTTTCCCATTGTTTAGATACAAACCAGTCTAAACTGTTTAGATATATGTTAGCTAGTAATGGGGATATTATGCCACCTTGTGGTGTCCCTTTTCTAGTGGGTAATATTTTATTATTATCCATTACTCCCGCTTTGAGCATTAAGGATATACATTTAATTACTCGTTTATCTTGTATACCTATGCCCCAACATTTCTTCAATAGCACGCTATGATCTACGGTATCAAAGAAACTTTTAATATCTACGGAAATAGCAAATTGTTGTTTGGCTCTATTAATATGAAAGTATGTTTTAGCTATAGCGTTCTCGGCACTTCGTTCAGGTCGAAATCCATAACTATTATTATAAAACTGTTTCTCGCATATTGGTTCTAATATCTGCTTGAAACACATTTGTATAATTCGATCTTTAATTGTTGGAATGCCTAATGGTCTCATACTTCCATCTAGTTTTGGTATTTCTTTTCTAAGGACAGGTTGCGGTTTAAACTCTAGTATTTGTTGCTTTATATATTCTATTGTATCTGGATACTTGTCAATGAATTTATCGTATGTTAATCCGTCAATCCCTGGTGTTTTGGATCCTTTGTTTTTCTTAAGAGTAAGTATTGCTAGGTTAATATTTTCATTTGATGTTATTTTCTCAAAGAGAGTTATAACAGTATCCCCTTTCATACTTCAAAAGGAGCATTGTTTGTTGCCACTCGGCTCGTCTGTTATTTTCTTAATTTGTTTTGTATTTGTTATATGACTAGGGGCTGTTCCTCCACTCTCATTACAAGAGCTTCAACAGTCGTGCCCCCGCTCTCACCACAATACATATAGTTTCCCCCGTCGGTTCCCCTATATTACAGTTAAGTGTGTTAGCACCTGTTACAACTGCTTGTGGCTTTCCTCGTTCCGATAATTCTCCTATAGGTTTAACTTAGGTGCTTCCTATGGGCCTGCTGAATTACATTTATCCGTAGATAAAGAGGACTTTCATAACTTCGGTTTTTACTCATCCTATTCAGCCACTCTCGTGAGACTACATTTCTATAGCCTAGCCTTCAAGACCCTTTCATTCGGAAGTTCGTCAGTATTTATATACATTCTCACCATATTAAACCAGCACCCGGCATCTTATATACACATCCTACCTCTAGGATGCTTTCCTGTATTCTTTCGAACCTTAGGGTATACTTCTGCCGCCTTCACCGAGCTTCTGAAACTTCAGCCTAACAGCCTCTATCCCAGTCGGAGTATTAGTGTGCCCCTTCGCGGAACTGCCCCGCATCATTTGAGCAAAGAATTATCAGTTCATAGCAACTATTATGCTGCTATGCTATAACTTTTCATTATAGAACGAGTCGCACCAAAGTAAGCCTTTACATCCTGCTCATACTGAATTGTCCATTCAGCCTGAACTTCGTGGTCGACTGCGTTTAACCTAATTTTAACGTGCTTGAAGCTAATTTTAGGAGCAATCATTTCTTCTGCTTGAGTAATACTACCAACAACAGTAATAGATGCAACCTTATCAGCCATCTCACCGCTTCTAGTACTGGAAACGGAAATAATACCATTGAAGTAGTCAATATTACCATGTACGAAGTCAACAACCCCGCCGCACTGAACATCGAAGGAGAAGTTACCATCATCATCTGGTTCAGCGTAGAATTCTTCTGAAGAACCATCAGCACGAAGAGCACCAACAATGACGATGTCACGTGCAAGGTGCGCAACAGCACTTGTAAAGCCGTTAACTTCAAGAATGTTTACCGCAGAAGGAACATTGAGAACGTAAGGAGGAAGTTCAACAGTATAATCACCAAAAGGCTGTGCTGTTGAAACAGGTTGATTAATATTGGGAAGCTCATATTCAGTTTCACCGATTTTAGCAACTGCCATTAAAAAGGCGTGCACAATTTCAGGTTTATCCATCGGCATAACTGTAAGTGCTTCGCGCACAACGAGTTGTGGCCACATTCTACGGAAAATAGGCATTACAAGCGGTGCAACAGGATTAAATCCATAAACTGTTTCTGCTAATAGACCATTTCTTACTTGCTGACTATAAACATCAAACTCTTCCTTCATAGGCTCGGAAAGCCCTTCAGAAAGACTGTTTGAATATAGTTCGAACAATGAATCTTCAGCAAGAATTGTCTGGAAATCGGCAATAGGATGTGCGCCATGCTTTCCCATGAAAGCTGTACTTTCTCTAAGCAAACCTTTCATTGCGCTAAAGCTATTACTCATTTTTAAAACCCCCAAAAAATTTAAAAAAAATAATTACATTGTTTGTGTTTTATTTTGGGTTTTAACTCTTCTTTCTGCCTAAGTATCTTTCTTCTTCTATCTTCTAAATAATTAAACCCGATTGAACGGCCTACGATTATTTTAGGCGTTTCCTGCTTCAACGATATTAATTTAATATCTCCACAGGCGTTATGGTTTCCGTCGTTCTGCGGTACCGTGGCAATATATTTAAAATTATGACTTTAAATACTTTTCAAAAATATCTTCAACAGGCGCCTTTGCATTAATATACTCGTCTAAGAAATTAATAACTTCTGGCGTTTGATATTCTGGTAAATCACCAACATATCCTTGCACCATTTCATCTACAGTAGCATCTGCTTCTGTAAATCTTTTTGATTTTAATTTCTTTTCTAAACTTTCTACTATTTGTTCGAGATTGCCTGTTGGTATTTTTATATTAAAAGTATTACGTAATAAATCGCTTCTATCAAAAATAACATCATTTTCTAAATAAACATTAGGAATAGTATCTTCTCTAAACTTATTAAAGTTTTCAGATACAACTTCAACCATCCTAGCTTTAGCGTGTGATGGATTACTTACACAGTCATAAGTAATAATATTAAAAGGATTACTCACTTCCGTAACTCCATCTGGTCTTACTTTGGACTCACCTATAGCTCTAAGTGAAAAACCTACAGGAACTTTATCCATAATAAGTCCGGCCATTTTAAAACCAGGATCTGTTAAACTAGTTTCAACAATACCATATACGACATTGTTTTCAATATAAATATCTTCAAAGATATGACTAGCTTTTTCATACAATACAACAAAGTGTCTATATGAATCTGCTTCATCATTACCAGTTACTAGTGGGTGGTCTAATTCACCTAATAGTGAACGGCTTTTAATAATTGGCCTAATCTCATTTAAAGATTTTTCAAGAATATACTTTGGATATACTCTTTTATTTTTATTGACTTCATTTAATGTCTGAAGTACAGTTTTAATACGAGCTTTAGGCATTCTATACCCAACGGAAGAAGTTTCTAATAGTTCAGTTGCTCCTTCGGAAGGCGCAATAAAGTTTTCATTTAAAAGAAACATAGTATTTGCACCACCCTCCTATTTCTTATTTTTGTTTTCATTTTTAATTTGCTCTATTTTTTGTTTTGCTTGTTCCACAGCATCTGTTAAAAATTGTTCCAATTCATTATTAATTTCTGCTATATCTGTTCTATCCATAATACTATCACCAATATTAGCAATAGTTGATAGTAGTTTATTAATTTGTTGATTTATTTTTAATAGTTGTGGATCTGTTGTTGTGGATATTACTTCATCTAATAAATCTCGTAATTCCATTAACTGTTTAATATTAGCCATCAGCTTATCTTTTTGATCTTCTATATTTTGTTCTGGATTGAAACCGGATGGATCTTGTGGATTGTTAGGGTCCGCAGGGTCTCCACCCATACCACCACTTAAATCCATATCTCCACCAAAATCAAAATCACCACCAGTAGCATCGCCACCCAAAGTAGGATCGCCACCCAAAGTAGGATCGGTGTTTGGATCAACGTCACCTAAACCAAAATCTGGTGTATCCGTACCTGCACCCATATTACCACCAGAAACACTTGGATCTGCACCAAAATCAAAACCACCTTGATCTGTAGGTGCTTGCATATTTTGCTGTGGTTGTTGCATATTACCTTGTGGATTATTTTGCATATTAAGTTGAGTATTTTGTAAAGAAGTATCTATAGCACTTTCATCCCCACCGAATTGAAAATCGTCAGGTGACGATGTATTTGCTGTATTATTAACTGAATTAACATTAAACTGTTGCAATCTTTGTTGGAATCTAGATAATGTATTATCTAAGGCATCTTCTCTAATAGCTTCACTAATCATTAAATTAAAAAATGTATCTTCCGTCAATTCTTCTAATATTTCTTCTACAGAAGTATGTGGTTTATTAATCCATTCTTCTAAGTCGTACATTATTTTTCACCCCCACCAACATCCGCGGCACCAAACATGTTACTAGCCGCTTGTTGTCCAGCGTCTTCTGTTCCTGCTCCGCCAAAATCACCACCAGATTCGAATGGGTTTTCAAAACCTAATTCTCTGGATTCTACTTGATCTTCTTCTTTCTTACGTTGAAGTTCTTCAAGCATAATTGTTTCCCATTCAATCTCCGGCATATATCTACGTCTAATATAATCTTCAGGTACACCCATTTCTTCAAGATCGCTATAAATACTACGAACCTTATTATAGTATGTACTTGTATTTTCAACGTTGATAGCCGCCGGGGGTGAAAATCCGCATATGACGCTCAAATACAAAGAATTGAGTTTTTTAGCATGTATAATTCTATATATTTTTTGTAATAGTGAAGTATATTGTGCGCTAAATATTTTCTGCATCCTAATAATAGAACGTGCGAATACCATAGACTCCTGCGACAATGTAGATTTAGTTGAATTGAATTCTTCTATACCTAAATAAGACGGAGGAATTTCAATACCTGTTAAAATATTTTTTAAATAGAAGTTATCTTCATCTGTTACATCTGCCATAGTACCTAATTCCAATGTATCTATATCTACCATACGCTGTCCGCCACGTGTTGGTATATAGAAATCTTCAAACGTAGACATAATTGTAGGTATAGCATCCGTACTACCCAAATCATCTGCTGTTATTTCTCTTTTCTTAACAGAATTTTTAACAGATTCTATTCTCTTTCTTGCGTCGTGTGTGTT